TCGGCGTTAGAGCCCGATATAATGACTTTTTTCCAAGATGGCATATTTATATTCCTTTATAGATGCGGTTAGATACATACACTAATGCCGTGTATATGCCTACTTCCTTTCGGCCAACATCTTAATTTAATATAAATATGTTTATGATTTTTTTCCTGGAGTATTTTTTTCGGTTACCTGTTGTGTGATATTGTGTATTTCACCTTCTAGTTTTATTTGTAGTGCCGCTAAAAATTTAGCATCTTTTCCGGATATAGAAATTTGCTCTAGAGATTGACGAATTGCTTGTATTTCTGCTAATGTTAATGTGACTTGAAATGTTTCCATAACTTATTATTTTGGTTGTTGTTCTATGTATTGATTTTGTAACTTAATAACTAGGCCGTAGAATTGTTCTACTTGCTCACCGCGGATTGTAACGTCTTTGAGACATGTTAACAAGAATCCTATCTCGTCTTGTGTCAATGCACTGTCAGAGATAGGATTTTGTATTTCGGTAGGTTCTTTACCAGTAATTTTAGATATGATACCCATTGTAACTTTTTTAATTATATAATATTTTACGCATACATCCAAATTGTACCATCTGTATTTGTATAAATTGCACCAGCTACGACAAATTCACCAGTAGTTGGCTTTGTCGATGTGTGGGCTGTTTCTGTGAATACTAGACCTGCAAACGCACTATCACCGTTAGTACCAATGGTCATTGCGTTTGTTGTGTCAGTTAATCCGTTTTGGTATCCCCATCTATCTGTAGCTGAGTCATATCCAAATGCAATATTTCCAGATCCATCACTACCTCTATCAATAACAATACCACCATCGCCTGCAGTTGCACTACCAGAAGCTAATATTATGAATTTATCTTCTACATATAAATCCGTAGTATTAATTTGAGTAGTCGTACCTTGTACAAATAAATCACCATCAACTGTTAAATTATTTCTTACTGTAGTGTCGCCAGTAATGGCACCAAGTGTTAATGCTGTTGCTGCACCAAATGCGTTAACGGTGGTTGCTGTGGTATTAAATATTGCTGCTGTTGTACCAGTAGTTGTAATTGCGGTACTAGTACTATTATTAATAGCTAAGTTGCCAGTTAATGTTGCACCTGCAAATTGTGGAGAGTCGGTTGTTTGTAAACCTAAGTCTGCAGTTGCACCAGCAACACCATTTGTTGTTAATACAGCTTCACCTTGTGCTGGACTAGATAATGTAGATCCAGAAACTAAGCCGTTTGGTAGTCCAGATATACCTGAATATGGTACAGTGGATGCAAATGATGCACTAAGAGCTTGCACAGCATATGATGCGGTTGCTGTAATTGTATTAGTAGTTGCGTTATATGTTAATCCGGTAGAGTCAACGCGAATATCTTCGTTGCCTGTTGTTGCGTCAACAAATGTAATATAATATGGCCCAGTGCCGGTAGTTGTATCGGTTACTGTAGCTGTTGTTGCTGCGGTAGCTGCAGTAGCATTATTTGCCCAAGATGCTGTACCAAATAATGATGCAGTTACGCCTGTAACAGTTACTTGCGAAGTTAATGCTAAACTATCACCAGAGTCTCCGGTTGTTAAGTTTGATGTACCTGCACCAGCGCCTGCTAAGTCGGTAACTAAATTACCATATGTTACAAATTTATTTGCACCATCATTGATATATAGTTGATCAGTAGTAGTTAAATCCGTTTTAGCTGTAACCGGAAATGCTGCAGCTACACCGGTTAATCCAGACCCGTTACCTGTAAATGATCCTGTAAATGATCCTGTTAAAAATGTAGTGGATTGTGATGTAGTTATTTGTTGATTTGTCCCAACTTTTACAGCTATACTAGCAGTTAATGCGGCTAATTCAGCTTGCGAGCCAGAAACAATGACTTTTTTCCATTCTGCCATGATAGAATCTTTCTTTTTTCTTTATTAATAAATATATCGTATATTTTTTTTACACATCCAATCCAACAAAAAAAGCACCTGATGTAAAATACATACCGCCGTTTGGTGCTGGGTTAGATAATTCAATAGACTGTGTTGCTAAAACTACTACGCCGCTTTGTGACACAGTAAATATGTTATTACCTGAAAAGTTCTTTATTATAAATATATCATTAACATTGCTTTTTATTGTTAATGAGCCTGTTATTACAGTGCTACCTGAATATGGAAATGCATTGGCATTTAATGCATTTAATGCATATGATGCTGTTAGAGCTAATGATGATGTTATATTATAAAGTCCGGGTTGTAATTGTCCAGGTTTAAATTTATACATTATGCCCATCTCCCATTTATTATTACAACATCAGTAGAACTAATATCATAACCCAATGCGTTAGTGTCAAACACAATTGATTGTGTTGCTGCTGGATTAGGTGTCCATATATAATACTGTTTTGCAATATATTGTCCGTTTATATAAATATCAAATTCATTAACCGTAGCAGTTGCATTTGTTATTGGATTGAATCCTGCAGCTATATTCAATGTTACTGTAGTTTCATTTGAATATGTAGCAACTTCATCTCGCAATGTTATAATATATGTTAATGAAATTGGGGTTAATTGAATTGACGCGTTCGGTTGTGTTACTAATATATTTGCACCACTTAATACTTGTTGTGAAACTTGCATTAATTTTGGTGGGATGGTAGTGGATGCAAATAAATCATCTGGCAAATCTAATACAGTATCAAATGATACCTTTTTAACTGATAATGCTTTTTTCAATGTAGATATTCTAGATTCTTGTCCAGATAATAGTGTAGCTTGAACTGTTAATGGAATTGTAGCCCTAACAATACGGTCTTCACCAGTAGTATTTGATGTTTCAAATGTTACTGAACCTATACCTGTTGGAAACATATTTTTACCAGTTCCCCATGCATACCTATTATATGGTAATATTTGATCAATAACATCATTTAATTGTGCGGTGAAATCACACCACAAAAATAATTCGTATTCAACTGTTACATATTTTGGTATATCATATATTAATATTTGACGTTGCTCTGCTTGTTCATTTATTGGAATTGGAAACAAATCATCCATATATGTTTTGTTTGCACTATACCGATTACCTAAAACAAATACATGATTTTCTGCTGGCATAATGTTAACATCTAATGTTTTTAATGTATCGCGCTCAACAAAACTATTACGTTTTATCATGATTAATGGAGACTGCAACATACCCTTTTCATCTCGAAGAAATCCAAATTGCCTAACATTGTTCCATTTTTCACTATCAGTGAAAATTACAGGTACATCTAAAACAGCATCATTATGTATTATTTGTGGTTGTACTTCATTGTCTATATACCATTTAATTGCAAAATCAACATCATATAGTGTACGTTTTGGTGTGCGAATAACATCATCATCTCTACGTGTTTGTTCAGCACGGTTAAGTGGAATCTTAGGATTCATCGAATCAGTATTATTTGGTATATTTGTTTTGCGGTCTATATTATTTTTGTCAAATTTTGGCATTAATTTCCTTTATATTCATGTAAATTATTACCACCAAATCTTAGATTTTTTATTCCTGCTGGAGTTTGTCTAGTTGCATGTGCGTTGCATATAACAGATACACTATATCCATGATTTGTACCATTTGGCCATGTTTCAGGATTTTTACCTACAAAATATTGATTTGCGTCTACATTGTCTAATTCATAGTATTCATTGTCCCAAAACACAACATCACCAACCTCAGGAAAAAATGCTGCTCGTTCTAATATATCGCGGGATAACGCAAACTGCGATGTACGTGTATATGTGTGACCGTACTGATCCATATTTGGAGTTTTATCATCTTTAGTTATTAAACACGGAATTAATATTGAACTATAGTATGATTTTTTATCAGATTCACCGTATATATTTGCAGCACTTGTTTCTATATGCAATTTAAAAAATTCAATTTCTGTATCAACGATTGCATTAATAACTTCAGAATTAACTGACGCTACAAATATTGCATCTCGCTTTCCGCCAAATAGTGCCATACTTACCCTACATATATTTTTAATGGAACTTTTGCTAGTATCTCATTCATTTGAGTACTCTCGCCATTTTGACGTGTTAACATTTGCTCTTTTGTTAATTTATCTAAAAACTCTCGAAGTTGTGTTAACAATGAATCTTTTTCTGACTGACCTTGTTGCAATAAGTCAGACCCATTCAATGTTACTTCAGCTCCGGGTATTGGTATAGTAGAATATTTACCACGAACAAACCCTAACATTTCCTTAGCAAGTGCACATGCATATTTGAATATCCAAGATCTACCCATATCATTAATTGTCCTGTATGTTTGATATGTATATGGTATATTTGATGCGTCACTTACAACACCCGGGATAAGTGCTGTATTACCAAATAAGATAGCATCCTTACTTTTTTCTTCTTCAAATAAATATTCTATCCATACTTGTTTATAAAATATAGATGAAGCTGATGATCCTGTTCCAAATGTTGGCACTGGCCAGAATTTAATATCATCTCCATGTATCTCAAAAGTATAATGAGATTTTCTAATTTGGTCATTGAATTCAATTGCTTGTAATCTCAATAAATCTGCGTGTATTGGCATCATCATAAAACTCACCGATGGGGAGAATCCACCAAAGTTAAATGAATCTAATAATTGTTGTGATCCTAAGCCTGTCCCTACAAATGGATCAAAATATCTAACAATTGCAGGAGGTGCGTTGTGTAATACCCGACGAACTTCGACTGAACTAGTATTAGATAATATAACACCAGTTTCTGCTAAAGATGCTGATACTGCTTGTCGTATACTATATGTTTGTTGTCCTGGTGTTACATTGATTACTGCTTGGCGCCATCTCACACCACCACCACTATCAGCTTCGGTACCGTATGCTCTAGATAATTTAGTAATATAACTCAAAGATGTACCAATATTAACACCACTTAAAGATCCACCCCCTAAGAAGCTAGATCCGGTTTGTACACCTAACGTATTTACTAAGTTATTAACTATATTGCCTTGATTAATCTGATTAGAATACTCAATTACAGCAGCCTCTAATGCAGTATAAAAATTTATATCCTTTAATTCTATATCAACAACAGGATATCCCATTTGTTGAGCAGCATATTTTGCAAAACTATCTGCATGTTGTTGGAATATCGTATCTGCATCAAAAAATCCGAATGGTGTAGAACCTACCGTAAATGATGAACTTCCGGGCCATATTGGGCGATTTTCTGAGTAATCCATTTATTCCTTTATATATAAATATTAATACTTTTCATTTAATAAATTTAAAATTTCATCTAATGATTCATGTCTATGATTATCTGTTAATATGATTTCATTTACCCATTTAGATGGTTTTATTTTAGGTACTTCATGTACTGCTGAATCATTATTAAATTTTAAATCTATTTGATATCTATCCCCACATAATATCATTATACTATTTTTACCTAATCGAGACAATACCATTGATAATTGTTGTTTAGTTAAATTTTGAAATTCATCTACTATACAAACTGAATTATCGAAAGTACGACCTCTAAAATGTGTTAATGATACTAATTCTATATTTTCTTCCGTTTCCATTTTATCTAATATGTCTGGTTTATCGTAAACCTTACGCATATTGCTTCGTATTGGCACTAACCATGGATCCATCTTTTCCGATAAAGATCCAGGAAGAAATCCATTATCTTCATTTGACACTGTTGGACGAGTAATTACAATTTTATCTATTCTACGTTTAAAATACATATCCAATGCAATTTGTACTGCTAACAATGTTTTACCACTACCAGCTTTTCCTACTATAAAATTAAATGGGGCTTCCATTATCATAGCCTTTGCGGCTTTTTGTTCTTCAGACAATGTTAATGAAAATTTAATCTCAGTTTTAGGTGGTGTTTTTTCTTTGTTTGAAAGTGCTGCCATACTAAATATTTTTTAAAATAACTTGGTAAGTGTTGATTCTTGTAATTGCATATCCTTAAGTGTTTCAATTTTTCCTAAACACATTTGTCGTATAGCTTGAAATGTTTTACGAGCCGGATATGGTGTCATAATCTTTAATGTAACTAATTCTCGATCTGGTCCTAAGTCTGTTTCTATATGAACCATGATTACTAGACGAATTGCACGAATCCGATCTAATACATCAACGAGCCTACCATCATATCGTATGTTAGCCTGCATTGAATATTTATGTCGTTCTACTGCCATATATTATTCTTTTTATATAAATATCTTGTACAGTAAGAAAGGGCAACCTTTCGGCTGCCCTTTTCTATATTCTTAAATAGAATTAACTATTAAAGACTGTTTAATCCATGAACGTATACTTTTCCGTAGAATTCTGGACGGACTACTTTTTTAGCATAACGTGTCATTACACCTTTTCTTGGTGTGAAGTTTACTGGATCGTAAACTAATGGAGTCATGATTAATGGAATATATGGAGAGAAAACTGCACCAGTTTCTAGGAACTGAGAACCTCTGAATCCCATAAGGATTACATTTTCTTTCATATATGGATTTTTGTAAACTGTGTAACGGTTATTGATTGCACCAATTTTTTGTACACCAGCCGCAAACTCTAATTTAGTTCCATCAGTATCTGCTGCAAATCCTGGGATAGACTCAAGAATAGTTGCTACTGCTGGAGAAGTTACTAAGAAATTAGCACCACCTCTTAAAGTTTTTTGGTGAATTTTGTTAGATACTTTTTGAAGTTTAGTACCTAAAGTTTGGAACCAACCACCTTGAGTGTTATAGAAACCATCACCAGATACAGTTGCTACACCAGCAGCATTTTGTGTAAATCCAGATCCATTCCATACGTTGTTATTCAATGCTGACCAATACTCAGTAGTTGGCGCTGCTGCAATCAACATATCTAAAATCTCTAAATCGATTTCCATAGAAACATATTCAGACAACATAGAAGTTAATTCAGCTTCAGCATCAATTGAGTGATAAGCATTTAAATCTTGAGCAAACTCAGGAGTCCAAACTGCTTTCAACTTACGTGTCTTAGCAACGATTGGTTCTGATTGCATTTCAAGGTTGATCTCTGGGATATCAATATCAACACCAGAATTAATACCTGTATTAGCAGAAGATCCTTTAAATGGATTTTTATCCTCAAAATCACCTCTTGTAATATCAGATGGTTGTAATGAATAGTTAAGTACCGCTTCTTTAGCTAAAGATGCAGATTGAGCTGTAGTTACTACAAATGATGCAGTGTAATTGCTATTAATAGTTGCAAATGCTTGTACAGGTACAATCTCTATAGATGCAGATGTAAATGTAAATGAACGAACTGCATATAAGTCAGCGTTAGTTGGTACATTAACAGTTAATAATCTATAAGATGCTAAGTTACTAGTATAATCAGAATCAAAATTAACTGATGATGTTGCTAATGTAGCAGCAGTAGTTGCTGAAGTTACCACAGATGCTGTGTTATTTAATGAATAACCAAAACGACCTGCACCATATAAACCTCCTGTTGCATCAGAACCAGTAGTAGTAACACCAAATAAAGAGTCATCTGCATTTGGAGAACCAAATGGATCACCAGTTCTGTTTAAGTTGTCATTATCAAATCCAGGTTGAGCTGTACCATATTTGAAATCTAAATAAAAGATTAGTCCTGATGGTAAGTTCATTGGTTGAACTGATACGAATTCTTTAGCTGCAAACTCAGCAAAAATTCTTCTTACTAATGGCAAAGCCACACCAGCCCACTCTTCAGATCCTTGAGCAACACCTGTTTGTGAAGCTTCTTTTACTAACTGACGAGCTTGGTTCTCTAATAGTTGAGCCATACCAGCTTGTTCAGTT